GTTCTGCATCGATGACGTAAAAGACGCAGACACACGGGACAACCGTGAAGAAGGCACAGTAAAACGCACAGAAGTGAAGATGGACTACATTGACGATATCAAGGTTCGTTCGATCCTTGACAGGGCAAACGCAGACGGGGTTAATATTGATAAGCTGTGCAAGCTGTACAAGGTTTCTTCGTTGGAGCATATCACAGAAAAAGGTTTTGTTAACATCAATAACAATTGGGAAAAGATCAAAGAGAGGTGCAGAGTATGAATCTGTTTGAAATAAATGATGCGATACAAAAATGTATCGTGATTGATGATACCGTGGTTGACGGTGAAACAGGAGAAATCCTTGACAAAGACTATCTTGATTCCCTTGCTATGGCAAGGGATGAAAAGATAGAAAACATTGCAAAATGGATCAAAAACCTTGATTCGGATATTGAACAATTAAAGAAACAAAAAGATACTTTCGCAAAAAGGCAGAAGCAAGCGGAATGCCGGAGAGATTCACTCAAAAGTTATTTATCCGCATTTCTTAACGGCAACAAGTGGGATTGCAAAGACAAATCCGTTACGGTATCGTTCAGAAAATCTGAATCAGTAAATATTATTGATGAATCAAAAATCCCTGTGGACTATCTGATAATGCAAGAACCGAAAATCGACAAAGCCGGAATAAAAAAAGATATAAAGGAAGGTATGACGGTGGCAGGTGCAGAACTTGTAACCAATAACAATATACAGATCAAGTAAAGGAGAAAATATGAATAGAGTAATATTGATCGGACGAACAACAAAAGACATTGAATTAAGATACACAAACACAGAAAAGGCTTTCGCTAAATTTTCGCTTGCAGTAAACCGCAGGGGACAGGATGCCGGAGCGGATTTTATTTCCTGCGTGGTATGGGGCAAGACAGCCGAGATCATGGAGAAATACGTAAAGAAAGGACACCGCATCGGAATTGTTGGAAGAATCCAGACGGGCAACTATACCGATAAGGACAATAAGAAAGTCTACACAACTGATATTGTGGTTGATGAACTTGAATTCCTTGAAGCTAAAGGAGAAACAAAAAAAGATGAAAACGGTTTCCAGAACGCAGAACAAAACCCGTTCACAGAGGACGAAGGACTGCCGTTTAATGCACCGTTTTAAGGGGGAGTTATGGAGTATGATTTAGTGCAGGAACTGCAAAATAAAACACAACAGCTTGAGTACAGCATAAAGCAACTGCGATCAAATGGAACAGCGTATGCACAAGCTGAAAAAGATTACAAGGTATTGCTACGGCAGGAATGCCTATTATTAAGAGATTCCGGCATGGCAATAGGAATGATTGACAAAGTCTGCTACGGCATCCCGTCCGTAGCAGAAGCACGCTTTAAAAGAGATGTCGCAAAGGCAGTATACACGGCAAATCTCGAAGCAATTAACTCGATAAAACTGCAGATGCGATTAATCGAAAATCAGATCGGCAGAGAATGGGGAGCAGGGGGAAATATTTCATGAATTCTATATTGCAGGACAAGAAAGAATGTTACGTTTGCGGAACGTATACCGGATTACATAAACATCATGTTTATGCAGGATATGCAAACAGAAAGCAATCCGAAAAATATGGCTGTTGGTGTTGGTTATGTGGGTATCATCACAATTTAAGCAATGCAGGAGTTCACAGCAACAAACGGTTAAACGATCAGATAAAACAGACCTGCCAAGCAGAGTTTGAAAAAACACACAGCAGGGAAGATTTTATGAGAATCTTTGGAAGGAATTATTTATGAAATACCACAACAGAAAAGTGATTGTAGACGGGATAAAATTTGATAGCAAACTTGAAGCAAGGCGGTACAAGGACTTGAAACTGATGCAGGAAGTAGGCTTGATAAAAGACTTGAAACTGCAACCGCAGTTCCTGTTAATACCTACGTTCCGCAAGAACGGCAAAACATACCGAAAAACTGTTTATATCGCCGATTTTAGCTATTTTTCTATCAAGGACGATAAAATAATAGTTGAAGATACAAAAGGCTTTAAAACGGATGTTTACAGGCTAAAAAGAAAGATGTTTGAATACAAATATCCGCAATTGGAAATAAGAGAGGTGAGAAAATGACAAAAGAAGATTTGGAAAACGGAAGAAACATTGGCTATAAAAAGTATGGCTATTTCTGGTCTTTTTGCAATCAAACAAACAGTTGTGAGTGCTGTGATAAGTTTATTCGTTTTGGGTGCAAAATAAAAAGAAATATAGAAGACATACAAACAAAAAGAATTTTAAAAATATGTAAATAAGGAGTAATATTATGATTCATCAAATGGACATCTACGGCAAAGATAAAGTCGAAACAGCTATTGAAAGACTGCGGAATTTTGCAGAATTATTCCCTGCAAGTGCTGAAAAAGGTTTTTTTCTTGCTTTTAGTGGGGGCAAAGACAGTTGTGTTTGTAAAGCCTTGTGCGATATGGCAGGCGTTAAATATGACGCACATTACAGCGTAACAACGGTTGATCCGCCGGAATTAACAAGATTCATAAAATATAACCATCCAGACGTGATATGGGATAAACATTATTACGATAAAGACGGATTATTCGTAAAAAAAGGACAGCAAATAACTATGTTAAATTTAATCCCAGAAAAAGTAATGCCACCAACACGGATTGTAAGATATTGTTGCCAATGCTTAAAAGAAACTTCTGGGGATGGTCGGTTGACAATAACAGGTGTAAGAAAAGCAGAAAGTGCAAACAGGAAAAACAGCCAAGGCATAGCAACTATTTATAGTATGCCAAACAAAGAAAAAGAAAATTTAGTAAATACAGGTTTTTTTCACTTAACAAACAAAGGGGGGTGGTTCTAACTAACGACAATTCGGAAAGTAGGGAAATGATAGAACAATGTTATACAAGACATAAAACGGTATTAAATCCGATTATTGATTGGGATGATTCGGAAGTCTGGGAGTTTATAAGGGAATATAATATTCCATATTGTGAATTATATGATTGCGGTTATAAGCGTTTAGGTTGTATTGGTTGCCCGATGTCAACAAATCAATCGAAAGAATTAGAAAGATACCCTGCGATTAAAAGTATTTATTTACGGGCATTTAAGAAAATGATAGAAGCAAGAAAGATAAAAGATTTAGAAACCATTTGGCAAAACGAAGAAGAAGTTATGGAGTGGTGGTTAGGGGGTAAAAAATGACACAGCATGAAAGAATAATGGGTTATATTGAAGTTAACGGTAGCATTACGCCGATGGAGGCATTTCTGCAACTTGGCATCACTAAGCTTTCAACAAGAATCGGTGAAATGCGGAAAAACGGCGTAAACATAAAAGATGAGTTTGTTACCGTTCGAAACAGGTTCGGCGAGCCAGTCAGATTTAAAAAATATTGGATTGCAAAATCAGAATGAAGCTGTTATGATAGTAGAGGTCGATGCGATATGTGGGTGTTGCATCCGATCTGGCAAAACTCAATATTGATATCGACCGCAGACGATTAGCAAGGATGCCCACACATCCACGCTAATCGTTTTTGTATATAAAGGAGTTCGGAATGTCAGCAACGGAAAAACAAATAGCTTTTGCAAAAGCAATAGCAAAAGAATTAAACATTGAATTACCAGATAACGATTTTCAAAAAATGCGTGACTTTATATCTAAAAACAGAAATGATTATAATAAATCAATTACTTTAAAAAGGATTAATTGTTTAAGTAAAAAAGATGGCATTTACGGATGGTCACCAACAGAAATTAGTTTTATTGAATGTTTTGGAGTTGAATTTGCAGAATATGTTTGCAATACACTATATAATGTATCCGGCATTTATGCTTTTGTATTCAATCAAAAAATAATATATATTGGCAAAAGCATAAACCTTGGAGACCGAATAGTAACATCATTTGGTGAACGAATAAAAGAACATCCTATTGACGATATATATTATTATGAAATATCAAACAAAGCGGATGTGAACATTATGGAAGTTATTTTGATTGAGGAAAATAAGCCAATCTTAAACAGGGATTGTAAAACTACTGATTATCCTGCAATTTTTAAATCCGAATTAGATATATTTGAAGATTTTAAAATTTTAAAAAAAGGAGCAGATCATGGAGCATCATTTTGACGTAGAAATAGCTACAACATACGGTATGTTAGAGGCGGTTATCTTAAATAATTTGTGGTTTTGGATTAAACACAACGAAGCAAACGACAAAAACTATCACGATGGTTATTACTGGACTTTTAACAGCGTGAAAGCATTCAAGGAATTATTTCCGTATGCGTCCGATAAAAAGATACGGAACGCATTAAAGCACTTGGAAGATGAAAACATTATCATTACCGGAAACTATAACACTTCCGCATATGATCGCACCACATGGTATGCGATCACCGAAAAGGGCAAATGCATTTTGCTAAAAGGGCAAATGGAAGTTGCCAAAAAGGAAAATGGAAGTTCCGAAAAGGGCGAACCTATACCATATAATAAACCAAATAATAAAATAGATAGTAAACATAAAGAGAAGAGTCAACTAATCATCGATTTCGTCGGCGATGACAAAGAACTGGAAAAAGCGTTCCTTGATTTTATCGACATGCGAAAGCAGATCAAAAAACCTTTAACGGATAGGGCATTTAAAATGATCGTTAAAAAACTCGATGGCATGGCAAAAACTGATGAAGAGAAAATAGAAATCCTTGATCAATCAATACTGCATAATTGGCAGGACGTTTATCCGATTAAGGCGGAGCAAAAGAAACAGCCAAACGGGGTACGGGATAACGTAGCACATAGGGATTATGATTTTGCGGACATGGAAAATAAATTATTTAATTTATAAAAAAGTATTGATTTTTATGTTTGCAACATGGTATAATTAAAAGAAAAAAGTGTTTGAAAGGGGAAACAGATGAAAAAATCATTCAAGGCAAGAAACACTCCATCAATGATCAGATCACGGATTAAAAAGAAAAAGAAATTACCGACACCGACGTTCTATGATCCGGTTGTGGGTCTGATGCACTACAACAAAAACGGGCGAGTTGTTAAGGATTGAGAAAGGGGAAACGAAGATGAAATTATACAACGAAAACGGATTGGAATTACACATCATACCATGCAGGGAGTGCTTATATCACTATGAGTTAGGAAGCGAACATTACTGCGAAAGACACACGAATAAAATGATCACGCAGGAAAACGGGTTTTGCAATCTTGGCGAAAAAGAGCAGGGCGAAAAAATCATACATACGGGGGACATAAAATGGTAAAAAAAATATTAATGGCAGGGGTTGCGTTGTTATTTGGTTTTGTGGTTGGGTTGCTGATCGTATCCGGTAACGTAGACCGCCAAACAGACGCAGAAATTGAAAGGATAGATAACTTTATTAAGGAGCATAAAAATGGAAATTATAAAGGAGTTAGCGATATTATTTCCACAGATACAGTGGATTATGTGGACTATAGTTGTAATGTTGATAATACAAGCGTTAAGGCTGACGTACAAACCGTGGAAAGAGAAATAATTTCCGATTATGAATTATCATTATTGGCGTATCAAGTGTACGGTGAAGTTGGAATATGCGGTGATGATTACTACGCAGACTATCTGCAAGCCTGTGTGGTGCTTAACAGGATCAAACGAGGATGGGGTAATTCTATCTCCGAAGTGATCTATCAAGAGGGACAGTTCGAAACATGGTGGTATGAACAGCTTATGCAGACGGAATATCCGGATGACCTAACATGGCAAGCGGTATATGATGCGTTACGGGAGAATACAACTCCCGAAACGCTTGTATATGCAGACAGCAGAAGCGGAGTGCCGGAAGGTTGTTATCTATATTATGAAAGTTGGACAGGACAACGGTTTTACTGTGAGGTGGAGTAGATGACTGAATATTGCTATAACACATTAATTACAGCGTTAAATAAAGAAATCCAAACTTTAGAAGACATAAAAAAAGATGCAGACCGCAAAATAGATCAGTTATGTTTGACAATTAATTGGGTAAAAGACGAATATTGGGGAAAGCAGGAAAGCGAGGTAGACGAATGAACGACTTAATCAGCCGACAGGATGCGATTGATGCGGTTATAAAGCGTGATGCAAATTGCGGAATTGACAGTGCAGAGGTGCTGAAAAACATGCCATCAGCGGAATTGCCAATAAAAGAAAAATGTTGCGTTTGTCCATATTGCGATAATTGCGATGTAAACGAGGACGGAACTATAGAACGCAAGAAGGTCGAGTGGATTCCATGCTCGGAATACTTGCCAATGGATTTTGAAGATGTACTTGTTTGGTATGAGTATTTCAGATATGGAGATTATAACAGGATGTATCAAACATACGGTATAGGCAACTATGATAGTTTGTACGATATTTGGGGCGGTGATGTGAACGGACATAAAGCAAGAGCGATTGCATGGATGCCACTACCAGCACCGTACAAGGAAAGCGAGGTAGACGAATGAGTGATTTAATCAGCAGACAGGATGCGATTGATGCGATTACGAATTATATACATAACGTTGATAAGGTGATGGGTGCGGGCAGTCTGTCAGATGATGATTGCAAAGATGCCGCCCAGAGCGTACTTGAAGATATTTCATCCGCAAATATCGAACCGTTGACAGACAATGAACAGAGAATCTTCTTAAAAGCATTAAGTCGAGAAGAAGAGGTGTGCAAGAAGGTGGATGCAGAATGGGGCGAGGGAGATGAAGAATGTGAAATCAACTTGGTTCATGTGTGTCATGAAATCACAAGAAAGGTAAAAGGTGCGTTATGGACTTAATAAACAGACAGGCGGCGATTGATGCAATTGAAGCAAAAGAAGCGAATGAATTTGGCAATTATTTAGAGTATAACGTGGCATTCAATGACGGATTACGTTCGGCTGTTTACGCAATTGAGGATTTACCATCCGCAGAGCGGAAGGGGAAGTGGATAGAAGATGATGACCCAACAGTAAAAGGACATTGTTCTGTATGTGGATGGGAATCCCACTACTATGAGGATGATGTGGTAGGGATGCCGTACTGCCCGAACTGCGGAGCAGATATGAGAGGTGAGGAAAAATGAGCAGGTTTGATGTAGACCGAGAGGATTTGATTCAATTGATAATTTCGATTTGTGATTATGCACGTTTAGGATATAGAATTAGTACACACAACAATTGTAATAATTGCAAAGATAAAGATTGCCAATATAGACCCGATTGGGGAGATTCAGTTAGATGGAATTGCCCACTGTGGTGCGAAGCAGATATGAGAGGAGATAAAGAATGAGTGATTTAATCAGCAGACAGATGGCGATTGATGAAATAGAAATGCTTTTGGAACAATCCGAAGATGATGGACACGACAAGACATGGAACAATGCCATAAGAGGTTCGATAAGTGCAATCAAGCATCATGTACCATCCGCACAGAAGAGGGGCGAGTGGATTGAAGTCAATGTCAAAGGTATGGACTACGTTTATTGCTCGAACTGCGAGGATAGTTACTATCCTGTTCCACTTGACCCGAGTTGGAATTTTTGTCCACATTGCGGAGCAGATATGAGAGGAGAAGAGGATGGCAGAGATATTACCAATTAACGTAATGGCAGAAAAAATAGCAAAACAGGCTTTGGATGAATATGAGTATAAAGGAAAAACAATCAGAGAGTGGATTGATGCTTTGGCATCCACAGAGGTAAGTACACTAATGTCCTTGGCTAACTCAGATAAGGTTAAACAAGATTTTAAACAAGATATAGTCAGAAGAGAGGATGTATCAATATGGCTCAACATGTGGGAAGGCTATCTTGATGAGGATATGATAGGGCGAATGCAGATAGCCTTAAAACGAGATGTACCATCTGCACAGAAGAAGGGGAAGTGGATACCAAGCGATGTTCCAGAATCAACACTATGCAAGTGTGACCAATGTGGATGGGATATGGGGGCATATTGCTTCAATTATTGTCCAAACTGCGGTGCGGAAATGCGACCAGATTATGCACCATTAGCTGATGATGACAGTATATATTGATGAGAGGTGAGGAATGATTAAAGCAATATACAAAGAAACAGGACAAGAATGTTGGCTTAATATGGATTTTGTAGTTGATGCCTTCCCCTGCGAAGATGGAATAATAGCATATACGTTTGATAACGAAAGGGGCGGTTATGTTATAAGCAAAAAAGATTTTGAGGTATGGAGGACAAACTATGTTTGCTTGGACACGGACGTTTTACGCCAAGAAAAACAATTTGTATTATAACTTTGATATGAAGAGGCAAAGAGATGATGCAGTAAAAAATTACGGGATGGAAAAGGTATCGGCAAAAGAAGCATACAAACATTATAAAAAAATAATACAAATACCTTGGGAAACATACGAGGAAAGGAAAAAATATTTATGAGCGGAAGAATTAAATGCAAAAAATGCGGTAAAGAATTTGAAGTAGGCAACAGACCCGATGGACTGCCGAATGGAGTCGGGTTCGAAATGGAAGATGGTAGTATCATTAATATTTGCACGGAGTGCATTATTAAAAATGGGGAAGAAGGATATGAAAATGAAAACAATTAATGTTATGTTGGATGATGGGGCGTTTGTACCAACAAGAGCGCATGAAGACGATGCCGGACTTGATCTGTACAGCCCGATTAAAACATGTATCTGGAGAGGTGAAACTGCAACGATCGACACAGGTGTACACGTTGAGATACCTAAAGGGTACGTGGGGATGCTTAAAAGCAAAAGCGGATTAAACGTAAAGTATGGAATATCGGGCGAGGGCGTTATAGATGCAGGTTACACGGGATCAATTGTTTGCAAGCTTTACAATAACAGCATACGGAATTTTCACATAGAAAAAGGCGATAAGATTATACAATTAGTGATTGTTCCATGTGAAACGCCATCGGTGCAGATCGTAGACAGCTTCGCAGAAACAGAACGTGGTGACAACGGATTCGGTAGCACGGGGAGGTGATCGCTTGATATTGTTAGATATTGATATGCCCAACAGTTGCCAAGATTGCCCGATGCACTGCTACATTAACAGAACGCATATATGCAAGGCAGAAAAACAGGTTGTTATTGATGGTGAAAAGGTGTATAGGAAACGATCTGATCGATGCCCGATTATAAGCGAAGCCTATATCATGGGTGAATGTAAAAAATAGGGGTTGGAAACAATCCTTATTTTTTTTAAATATTTTTTTAAAAAAGTATTGACTTTTCAAAAGAAATAGTTATAATAATAAATGTAAGATAAATAACCGATATACGAAAGGGGTACACAATGAATAGCTTTGAATACACTTGGTGGCATATCGATATAAACTATAAATGTGGGCTTTCAACTTTAGAAGTTAAAGCAAAAACAAAAGAAAATGCAATAAAGCAAATCAAAAAAATATGCAAAGAAGAAGAAATGTTTATCGACGAAATTAATTGGGATACATTGAGAGCAGACAGAACAGGATATGCAAGAAGATTTTAAACAGAAAGGAGATTACAATGGAAAGAAAAGATTTTTGGTGCAACATCCCTGCGGATTGTGAAAAGGCAATTAAGGAACTTAAAAGGCTTAAAGTTTTTAGATTATGTGGCTTTGATTACGAGGAAACTTTTGCTGATGTGTGGTGGTTGGTGTTACATGAAGTTGATATGTACGAAGAGGGGGAGTTCTGTAAAGAGGCAAGCCGGAGTTATTACGGCGAGGGTGATCCGGCGGCAATGGACATCAGACAGGCGCAAAGAGCGGATGCGTGGCTTGTTAAATGGTGGGAGTTAGCGCACAAGTACAGTATGCCGGATATGTTTTCGGATTATTACAAGTTATTACATAGAGGTTGGGGCGAAGATGGATTAAATTATTACGGAGGACAGTTGATATGAACGCATTAAAAAGCATGAGGGAGTACAAGGGGTTATCACAATCACAGCTTGCAAAAGCATCAAATGTAAATGTTAGGATGATACAGCATTACGAGCAGGGCATTAAGGATATAAACAAAGCGCAGGTGTTAACGGTGTTGAGATTGGCGGAAGCGTTGGGGTGCGATGTATACGAGATCATAAACGAACGGGATGATTACATAAGTAAAGAGTGAGGCGAAAGCCTCGCTTTTTATTTGCGTTATTAAAAAAAATGGTATAGAATTATTAGAAAAAGCATACGCCGAGTATCAAGGGAAAGGGATAATATATGGCGAATGAAAAGAACCTTTTAAAAGGCAATGAAAAGCACACATTTACACCCGAAGAACACTCGAAAGGTGGCAAAGCATCAGCAGAAGCAAGGCGCAGAAAAAGGGATTTGCGGTTAGCGTTGGAAATGCTGTTGGAAAAAGACTTCAAAGATAAAAGCGGTAACACGGTATCCGGAACGGAAGCAATAGCAACAAAGCTGTTTGAACAAGCTATGAAAGGCAATGTTAAAGCGTTTGAAACCCTGCGTGATACTGTAGGGCAAAAACCCGTTGATAAGATAGAGGTTAACCAGATAGAACAGGAGCAAAGCTTAAAAGAATTGGAAGAATTATTTGGGGATGAATGATAAAAAGCGAATTGCAAATTACATAAAAAACAAGCCATACAAGATCGCACAAGCCGTTGGATTTAACGATGTTGCGGAAAATCCGCATAACGAGTGGATGCAAGAAATTATATTTGGCAAAACGGATTATACATTAATGGCACACCGAGGCAGTTACAAGAGTAGCTGTCTTTCCGTTTGTATTGCCTTAATTATGCTAATTAGACCCAATATAAATATACTATTCTTCCGTAAAACGGACACAGATGTTAGTGAAATGCTGAACATGGTAGAAAAAGCAATAAATAGCAGGGTAATACAGAATATCGCTAATGTGCTACTTGGAAAGCCGTTTTATTGTGTAAAGAAAACAAGCGATTCCATAACGACAAATTTATATCAATCCGCAAGCGGTGCGACACAGCTATTGGGATTGGGTATTAAGACATCCATTACGGGTAAACACGCAGACTTGGTTATAACCGATGATATATGCAACATAACTGACAGGGTATCAAAGGCAGAACGGGAGCGCACAAAAACACAGTTTCAAGAACTGCGGAATGTCTGCAACCGTGGTGGACGGATTGTATCACTTGGCACAAAGTGGCATCAAGAGGATGTTTTTACTTTGATGCGGAACATCAGCGTATACACTTATAAGGATACGGGATTAATCAGCGATGAGGAAATAGCACAGTTAAAACAAGATATGATCCCGTCATTATTTGCGTGTAATTACGAACTGCGAATCATTGCGTCCGAGGATGTTATTTTCGATAATCCGACAACGGGCGGTAATATTGAAACAATATACAACGGCGTTATGCATCTGGACAGCGCATTCTATGGTGAGGATTACACGGCGGTTACGATCGCAAACTTGCACGACGGCAAATTATATTTATATGGCAAGGTATGGCGCAAACACGTCGAGGATTGTTACCCGAAAATTAAGGAATTGTACACGCAATTTATGTGTGGTAAACTTTACACGGAGCGCAACGCAGATAAAGGCATTGTAGCAAGGGATTTAAAGAACCAAGGTATAAGAACCGTGCCTTATGATGAAAACATGAACAAATATCTAAAGATCGTTACATACTTGAAATTTGCATGGAAAAACATAATTTTTGTTGATGGCACGGACGATGAATACATTGATATGATACTTGATTATAACGAGGATGCGGAACACGACGACGCACCCGACAGCGCATCTTGTGTGGCAAGGATGTTCTATAGCAAGATGCATAAAAAGGAAACAAAGCCGTTATTGTATATGAGGTGAGAAGATGAACACGTATCAAGATTTAATGGAGCATATAGGAAAAGAAGACTTGCAAGATTATGTTTATTCAATAATCATGAATCACAAGTTATCGAATCTGCATAGAAATGCAGAGATAGCATATGATTATTATTTGCGCAAAAACCGCACGATAAGCGAATATCGGAAATTATTGTACACGCTATCCGGCGAAGCTGTGGTTGATAATTACTCCGCCAATCACAAATTTTCAAACGGGTTCTTTCCGCTGTTTATCAAACAGCAGGTGTCTTATTTGTTAGGCAACGGGGCAACATTCAA